GGAGTGGACCAACGTTTCTACTACAGAAACATATTCGCATTGGTCGTTGTGGGATGACGTAACAGCAGGTAATGCTTTGTGGACTGGTGCTTTGTCTACGTCTGCGGCTGTTACTGCTGGCGACACTTTCCAGATCACTACCCTTACCCTGTCTCTCGATTAAGTAGCGGGGCCGTATGGCTGTCCCACTTGATTTCAGTAGCCCGTTCACGGGCGGAACAGCGTTCTATCTTGGTGTAACCACACTGGCTCGTACCGCTACAGGTAGTGGCACAGGCACCCAAACAGCCATCAGGTTGATCACATTACCTCGCACTGCTACGGGCGGTGGCACAGGTTCAAGCAGCGTTGTTCAAGCAAAGGTTGTGGTCAGGGTTGGTGCCGATTCTGCTGGTACGGGTTCTTCTGCTGTGTCACAAGTCTTACAAAAAATTGTTTTTGCAAGCGGTGCAGGTACAGGTTCTTCTAGTACCGTATCTCTTTGTGTTAGGTCTAAAACTGCTACGGGATCAGGAACGGGAGACTCGTCAGCGATACCAGTCGTCACGGCTATTCGTACTGCGTCGGGTGCGGGAACGGGAACATCGGTTGCGCTCGGCGGGGTCCTATATTTCCGTGATGCCACAGGTTCGGGATTAGGTACACAATCAGCCAGTTGGGTGAAGTCACATATTTTCCGTGTGCCATTTACAATCTCTTATTCGCAAGGAACGATCCGTGGTGAAGGCACAGCGAACCGTTTGCAGTCCTACAACCGGAGTGGTGTTCGAGCGTTAAACTTGTATCACCTCACAGATGACAGTTACACCACTGTTGAACAACGAGACATGGGGCAGGTATTGAAACTGTGGCATGGTGGTCACGACCACTTTTTGACTGATGCCGAAGTAACAGAATTGACCTCAGCAGGCTTTGGGGCTAGTATCACCTGATGGCAATTTTTCGTACACCAAGCGACAACTTTGTGACCCCACGGTTAGCAGAGTTCAACATTAAAGGTGATCGCCTATCCCAAGAACAACGCCTCGCTAACAGGCTTGCCGTACATTACGCGGCCACCCCTAGAGGCCGTAACGTGTTCCAGTTAACTAACCTGTCTTACACAGAGAACCAACCGTCAGACATGTCTACGGTCATCAAGACTTATCTTGGTGGACACGACATTGAGGTGGATGCTACTGAGGTAGCATCGTTAACAGCAGCAGGATACGGGAGTTACATAACGTGATCAAACATCAAGAGACACATCCAAACCTGGATGTTGAGGGTTGTTTCGGATGCAAAGTGTCAGCAGTCGGATTCAGCGCAGAACTTATGCCTACCCGTACTGGTTCTTCACGGTCGGCTGTGATCGCACAGAAAGATCGTGTGCTAGACAAGGACTTGGCAGCATACAAGCGTTTACGTGACGATGGTTTGCAACCAAAAAACATTGATGGTTCGGCAACTGTGGAAGCGAGAGCAAACGAAAAATGGCAAGTCGAAACAGGGATACTTCCAGACTTCTAAATCTTGTTGGTGTCAACATCGAAAATATCGGTTACGGCAAAATGGTTGCAGGGTTGCGTGGTGCGTTATCGGAAAAGGTAACACTTGCTGATGATGCCGAACATACGGTTTTTGCGTTACGACCAAACATGATTAAAGGTTGGAAGCAGGATCAGGTACCGCATTTGTTGACTATGTGGGAAACAAACTGGTTGCCACCAGCGTTCTCCGAGTATCTGCAACCGTTTAGCAAAGTGATTGTTCCTTCGCTGCACAACTGGGAACTGTTCTCCCAATTCCATGATGATGTTCACATGATTCCGTTGGGTGTTGATCGTACAGTTTGGTGTCCATCTGAGGACAAACCTGATGGCAAGTTCCGGCTCATGTGCGGTGGTTCAGAGTGGTATCGCAAAGGCTTAGATGTGGTGCTAGAGGTGTTCAACAAGTTGCAGTTACCTGACGCAGAACTACACATCAAGATTGTGCCACCTCACCTGTCTGCACCAAAGAACTTGGATTACCCGAATGTGGTGATTCATCGTGAATGGTTAACTGTCGAACAAGAACGTGACTTGGTGCGATCTATGGATGGGTTTGTGTCGGTGTCCCGTGGCGAAGGGTTTGGTCTCATGCCGTTGCAGGCTGTCTCAGCAGGTGTCCCTACGATTCTGTCTAACGCTCATGGGCATCGAGAGTTCGCTGATCTTGCCACCCATCGCATACCAACAACAAGCGTTCCCACAAACGAAGGTGAATGGCAGAACATGGGTGACTGGGATGAACCTGACCGTGAAGCGTTGGCTGAAGCCATCAAAGACTTGTATAACAAGCGTGACAAGTATCGTCGTCAGGCAACCCTGACAGCCCCACAAACAGCAGCGTTCAACTGGGATACAGCCGCCGATCAGTTGTTGCAGATCGTGCAACCAACCACCAACAGGTCTACTGGCGCGTGGAAACCGTTTGAACCAACATGCGAAATCGAGGTGACTAAACGGGTGCAGGCTGACATTGGTAAGCATCGGGTGGTGCTGTTACCTGGTGTGAAACATCGTGTAGTGTTGAATGTACGTGACGTTCTATTTAAGGCAGGATTACTCAAATGATGAAACCTAGACCAGTTTGGGATACACCAAACCCTAAGAAGAAATCTAAGAAACTGTCCCCAAAGAAGAAGGCTGCTGCGAAGGCTTCGGCTAAAGCGGCTGGTCGCCCGTACCCGAATTTGATTGACAACATGAAAGCAGCCAAGAAGCGTGGCTAAGACTGCCGCTTGGCAACGCAAAGAAGGTAAGAACCCTGCTGGCGGTTTGAACGCTAAAGGTCGTGCATCTGCCAAAGCGCAAGGTATGAATCTGAAACCACCTGTGTCAGCGAAGCAAGCAGCAAAGTCACCTAAAGCGGCTGCTCGACGTAAATCGTTTTGTGCGCGTATGGGTGGTATGCCAGGACCGTTAAAAGATAGCAAGGGTCGCCCAACTCGGAAGGCTTTGGCGTTACGCAAATGGGATTGTTGATGTGTGGTAATCTGTTTTTCTAATCCCTGAAAGGAACGATTATGCCCAAAGTAGGAAAAATGGAGTTCCCTTACACTGCCAAAGGTAAGGCTGACGCAAAGAAAATGGCCAAGAAGACCGGCATGAAGATGAAGGCAAAGGCTAAGAAAAAGAAGTAAATGTCTACCGCTGGTGCGCTCATTAACAGGGTGTCACGGCAACTGTTATCTGGAACGATTGAGGAACGGAACAAGTTAGCAACAACCGTTACATCGGCAGATACTTCTATTGTCATGTCTTATGACTTGGCTGGTTTGCGCGCTGGATCAGTTTTTGAGATTGATTCGGAACTCATGTATATCTGGGTTGCTGAGTCAGGTTCTAAAACTTTGACTGTTGAGCGAGGCTATTTAGGCACTACAGCAGCCGCACACACGGCTGGCGCACTTGCCATTTTGAATCCACGTTTCCCACAGCAACAACTGTTGGATTCGTTCAACCAGGAACTTGATGATTTGTCTAGCCCATCTAACGGTTTGTTTCGGGTGGTGAACGCTGACCTGAGTTACAACGGTTCTGACCGTCAACTTAACATTACGTCTGCTTCTACGGTGATTGATTTGATTGATGTGCGTCTAAAGTATTTGGCTTCCGATTATCCGGTGTTGCGTGGGGTGAGGTTGTCAAGGGATTTGCCTACAGCCGATTTTGCGTCAGGGTTTGCTTTGACGTTTGATGAGTTGTCTATGGCAGGTACTTTGCGTGTTCGATATAAGGCACCGTTTGTTCGTGCTTCTACTACTGCGTCAGATATTCAGTCGGTTTGTTTGTTGCCTTTGACTATGGAAGACATTATCGAGATGGGTGTGATGGCTCGCATGTTGGCTGTGCGTGAAGTAAAACGCAACTTCATTGAATCACAAGGTGATACTCGTAGATCGGATGAGGTTCCTGCTGGTTCTATGTCTAATTCGGTTACAAACATTTTGAGGTTGCGTCGTGATCGCATTATTGCTGAGGCTTCTAAACTGGCTCGACAATATCCGTTAACCATTAGGGTTTAACGTGGCGTACGTTTTAGATTTTAGTAGCCCTTTTCTTGGTGGTGCAGCGTTTTATACGGGTACAGGTACAACACAACTTGTTCCGTATGTTTTCCCTGTTGCCATTAACGGTCGACCATATTTGATTGATATTAAATCTAATGATTTCACACGACAGTTTGATGCGCGTGTGCGTGACTCCGTTGACCAGTCGGCTGAACCTGGTGAGGCTGCTATCAACCCACAGGGTTTGTGGAGGCGTTCACAGTCGTCTTGGCATTATGGTGCGGGTCAGGATTATTCGGATACTGCTGATGCTGAGGTGTACCGGTTTCGTTCTAACAAGGGTGTGAATGTTTGGGATCGTGGCAAGTTGTCGTTGTTGAAAGACACCACACAAATCCTGTCTGATGCTGCTGCAACACTAAAATCTATTGTTGCTGGCACACGCCTGTATGTGGCTTCTGGCGGCAACGTGACGTTCTATACGAGCCTTACCGCTAGTCCTACATCGTGTACTTCTGAACCTGCTGGCAATGTTAGTTCAATGACAAGCGACGGTTACAACGTATGGGTTGGTTTTGCATCTCACGGTATTCATGTAACCAACACCTCTACGGGTGCGTTCAGTTCATACATCTCAGGCACAGACACGTTCACCAAAATCAAATACACTAAAGGCCGTTTGATGGCTGCTGCTGGTGCCACGATCTACAACTTTATTAGTTCGGGCGGTCCAGGCGCAGGGTTGTTCACTCACGGAAACAGCACTTGGTCATGGGTGGGGTTTGCTGGTGGACAAAATCATATTTATGCGGCAGGGTACGCAGGTCAAACATCATTGATCTATAAGACCACCATCAAAACAGATGGCACCACTTTGGATGCACCGACTGTGGCAGCCGAACTACCTGAAGGCGAAATCGTTACAGCAATAGATTCCTACTTAGGTTATGTGCTAATCGGTACAACCACGGGGTTCAGGTTTGCGTCATCAGATGACAACGGCAACCTTGTTGTAGGACCATTGATCGAGGTTGGACAGGTGGATGCGTTTGCTTCACAAGGTCGGTTTGTTTGGTTCTCATACAAGAACCTTGATGCGACATCTACAGGCTTGGGGCGTATGGACATCAGTTCACAGGTTGCCACCAACCAGCCTGCTTGGGCAGCAGATTTGATGGTCGCAGGTCAAGGTGCTGTGCCTTCGATCAGTTTGTACGGTACACGCCCAGTGTTCACGGTTACAGGACTTGGTGTTTATTGTGAGCATGCCACCGATCTTGTTGCGTCAGGGACATTGGATTCAGGTATTTACCGTTGGGGTGTACCGGACAGCAAGTTTGTTCCTAAATGGGATTTGCGTACCGAGCAGTTGGATGGCACGGTTGCGTTGTCTGTGGCTTCTGATGGTGGGTCGTTTGAAACTGTTGGTTCACAGATCACTGCTAACAGTTTGGAATCCACGTTTGATGGGTTTGAGACACGCATTTTTGAGGCTGAGGTTCGGCTTACGATGACCCGTGCCGCTTCTGCAATAGTTGGTCCTGTGCTGACACGCTGGATGGGTCGGGCGTATGCGGCACCGTTGCGTTCCCAAATCTTTAGTGTTCCTTTGTTGTTGCACCACAAAATAAATGTGAAAGGTCGAGAATACTTTTTTGATGTGGATGATGAACTGTTCCGTTTGCGGGCGTTGGTGGAAACCCCGTCGGTGATCACCTATCAGGAGAACATAGATACTTATTCGGTGATTGTTGAGGATGTACGCTGGCAGCCTGTGGATTCTGCTCATTCCCACAACGAGTGGGATTGGGATGGCACATGTACGATAATTATGCGTTCAGTTCGATAGTGTAAGATAAAGGACAACTATGGCTGCTGTAACTAGACGACAATACAAGGGTGCTGCGGCACCTTGCACAACGACTAACGCATTGACTGCTGGCGACACATCGGTAACTTTGTCGGCTATCACAGGTTGGCCTTCGACTGCTTCTGTCCCGTTTTATGTGGTGATTGATCCAGGTACTTCGTCTGAGGAGAAGTGTTCGGCAACTATTTCGGGTTCTACGCTCACGTTGACTCGCGGGCAGGATGACACGACTGCTGTTTCGCATAGTTCTGGTGCAACGATCTATCCGGTGTTTTCGGCTGATGATGCGGATGAAGTGAACAATATGGCTTCTACGATGACGACTAAGGGTGACTTGTTGGTTACTACTGGGTCGGCGTTTAATCGTTTGCCTGTTGGTACTGATACGCATGTGTTGACTGCGGATTCGTCTGCTGCGAACGGTGTAGCATGGGCTGTTGCGGCTTCACCAGTAACTTTTGATGATGACCAAAACATTATGGCAATCCAAGTCTTTAGTTAAGGAGCAATCATGGCAACATTTACAAAGAAAACTTTAGAACCTACTGGCGGTACTACGGGTACTGGTTTGGGTATTAAGGTTGACCAGACGGCTATTGCTACTGGCACAACGAGTCATACTGCGTCTACTACTCCTGCAACGATTGATGAGGTTTGGTTGTATGCGGTTAACACTTCGTCTGCTTCTGTAAAGTTGACTATCGGTTGGGGTGCTGTTACTGACCCTGATGCAACTATCGAGGTGACTGTTCTTCCTGAGGCGGGTTTGGTTACTGTGATTCCTGGTTTGTTGTTGCAGGGTAATGCGACTGCGAAGATTGTTAAGGCTGCTGCTGGTACGGCTAACGTTATTGTTTTGCACGGCTTCGTTAACAGAATCGCTTAATTGTGGCTAGTCGTGGAACGATGGGCTATGTAAGTGGTTCGGCTGTTCAATCTGTTTACGCTGAGGTGTATGGCGCTGCTACAGGTGGCACAAGTTCAAGCATTACCGTTGGCGGTGTTGCTTACACCATGCTTGCGTTTACATCTTCATCCACTTTGACTGTTACTAAAAGTGGGCTGTTTGACATTTTCTTGGTGAGTGCAGGTGCAGGTGGTGGCGGTGCTCCTGCCACAGTAACTCGTGGTGGTGGCGGTGGTGGAAGTGGTGTTGTGCTTCAAACCACAGAATATTTCTCAGCCAACCAGACAGTCACTATTGGTGCTGGCGGTGCAGGTGGCAACGCAAACAACTCAGGTACTCATGGTGCTTTTTCTGCTGTTGGTCAGGTGGTTGCTGTTGGTGGTGGCGCTGGTAGAGGTGACTTAACTGCTGCAAGTGTGGTGCTTACATTAGGTACTGGCGGTGGC